CAGGAGGAAGAACAGCAGAAGCAAGACGAGCAGCAGAAGCAAGACGAGCAGCAGAAGCAAGATGGCGATGGCGATGGCGATCCACAAGATGGCGATGGCGATGGCGATCCACAAGATGGCGATGGCAATGGCAAAGACGACAAGCCACAAGATGGCAATGGCAAAGACGGCAAGCCACAAGATGGCGATGGCAAAGACGGCAAGCCACAAGATGGCAAAGGCAAAGCAGACAAGCCCTCATCCAGCGGGATGTTTGAGAAGTGCCCTGAGCCGAAGCAAGCAGAAGAAGTTGCCACTCGCTGGCGTGAGATCCTGTCTAGCACCATCCAGACTTCTCGCCTCCGTGGCAATGTGTCTGGCGACTTCTTGCAGAAGTTCTCTGAGTTGCTCGATCCTCCTGTCACAATGCGTGACTTGCTTGAGAAGTATGTCTGCGACTTTGCCCTCGCAGACGACAGCACGAAGTCTGACAGACGCTGGCTTGCTAACCACGATATGTGTGTAGCAGGCATCGAGTCCGAACGACACGGCACGCTTGTATTCGTCAAGGATACGAGCGGATCTATCACAGACACAATCCTCAAGACTGCCTGTTCCGTGATTCAGGATGCCTGTAACACGCTCAATGCATCCCGTATCATTGTGCTGGATGTCGATGCCGCCGTGTGCGATGTCAATGAGTACCTGCCCAACGAGGAGATACCCGCCACTTGCAAAGGTCGCGGCGGCACAGACTTCAGGCCCGCCTTCAAGTGGGTCGAGGAGAATGCGCCTGATGCCCGTGTCCTGATCTATCTCACAGACGGGTGGGGTATGTTCCCATCAGAGACTCCCGACATTCCAACACTCTGGTTGTCGTGGGATCTGGAAGAGTCTGGCTATCCTTTCGGTCAAGTTGTCGCACTCGATGTGCTTAACAACGCAGCCGCCTAAATAAACTAACGGGGGAAGCGCATCCGATCACGCTTACAATCTGTCATAAATATGACACTCTGAAATACAACTACACAAATAATACAACTATATGAAAGCAGAAGAAGTAATCGATGCCGCCCTTAACTTGTCCCCTAAAGATGTGAAGTCATCCGCGTTCAAGTGGATCGCCAGCAAGCAGCTACTCGTAGCTACAAAAGTAAAAGAAGGTGCGCCGTATGTGATCATGGCACGTTTCGACGGAGTGACGTTTGTCCACTACGATATCGGAAAGTTCTCAGAACGTTATGCGGCTAAAAGTAAGTGGCGTGATGCAGTTACTAAGATCAGCGAGACTGATCTCGTTATTGCATCTACCGCCTATAGTGAAGTATATTCAGGGTACGCCCCTATCAAACGTAGAATGAGTAGCCACGCTTTGATGGCGACTATCCTTCGTCAGGCATTCAACGCGGATGATTTCAATAGTCCTTGGGAATGCACATGGGAGCATTTGCTGTGTGCTTATGCCAGTCAGTTCAACAAGTACCGCAACGACTTGTCAACTGGTCTGTCAGCGTTCCACTATAGCCCTGAACTAAAGAAGATGAATGCACGTCTCGTTAATCTCGATAGTGTTCTACGAGAAGGTACTGTCTACAATCTCAGAGAGAACTATGTAGAACTAGAGCATGAGTTCTATGAAGTGCTGAACAAGCTTCGTCGCATGAATAGTTTATCAAATATGCCGTACTCAAAGGGCGACGGCATCGCGTATGCTAGAACAAAGCTTCTTGTGCAAGCTTACCCTAATCTCAACGGCGTACACTTAGGAGCGCGAGCAAAAGTACAAGACCTCATGCCGCACTGGCAGATCATGAACGGCGAGAAGATGCTCTCGAATTGGGACAAGTTGACTAACCTATTCAAACTTATGGGTCTTCCAGTTCCTACTCCATTTGGCATTGACTTCACAGACGAGAACATTCCCGCGCTCTCTGCATTGTACGATGCTGCAAAACATAACATGACCAACTATAGTAGTTGGTATCGTGAGACTAAGCTCGCGCCAACTGAGACTAAACCTACGGCTAACACTGAACCAACATCACTCCTCGCTTAATATGAACACACCAATCAACAACAACATGGACATCGACATCAAGAACCCGCTTCACGCCGCCGCTTACAAGATGGCCGCCCAACATTTCCTCTCATCGGATCACGATGATTGGGATGCCGTCCGCCTGTTCAATGCCATCACGTGCGACGAAGACAGCGACGACTGGCTGACGTGCGAGATGGATCGCCAGCTGGTCTACCCGTGGAAGGGCATCGAAGCCGCTTGTAGTTGTCCTATGTGCGATCCGTGGGATGTCTTGCAGGAGTACATGATCTCGCTCGCAATGGACTTCGTCGCGTTCGCTCAAGTTAACTCCCAATCCTAAACCATGAAACTCCACAACACCCCAAGCCTCATAACGCCCCCAGTCTTGCCGAAAACGCAGCTCGATGGAAAAGCGTTGCTTTACAAACTTGAAGACGACTACCGCGACTATCGCGAGGCGGTCGAAAACCGACTATGTAAATCTGACCCAAGCGTACACGCAATGTTCAAAGCGAAAATTGCAGAGGCTACCGCTCAACAGAACCCCGTACCCTGAATCTTATATGACAATCCCGCAACATATCTGTGAGGCACTGGACAAGAGTCCTAATGCCTCCGCTCATAACAACATCATCGTGTGCAAACTGAATGAAAAACTTTATGCTGCACGGTGGAATCTACAACCCCATGTAATGGAACTCGACCAGCTATGGGAGACTACATCAACCTCAATCCCGTATCCTAAACCATGAAACACTTAGTCCTCACGATACACGAAGGATGGGTATCGTACACGATGGGTGTATCGTCAGGCTCCCATCCGATTGGCGACGACCTGCCTTCACAAACCATTGACTACCTTCTCCGAATCATTAATCCTGATTCCCATGAGGTTCACTATTATCCCTTAAACGAAACAACACTATGAGATTCCCAAACATTGATCACGACACAGCAATCACGCTGGACATTAACGGAGCAGATGTCTCCATCAAAGCACGACCAGAGAACAATCGCGTGAGCGGATGGGCAGTCATTGCTTTCACTCCCGCCTGTTCTCTCCGCTGCACGAAGACACACAGAGACAACTTGCTCGACGGCTTCGCTGAAGCAATCGCCGCCGCAGTAGGTTCCTTTGAGGATGAAGATGCAGAGCGTATCAAAGAGGCGATCCTGTCCATCACGACTAACCCTCCTCGATGATATGAAGAAACAACAGGTGATGATCCCTGCAAAGATGCCTTCACATGATCCGCTGTATCATAGATACGAGGCATGGAAGATCCTTACTGCTGTGTGTAAGATCTCTGGCATTAACATAACACGCCTTGATTCAAAGGAGAGGAGCAAAGGTCTTACTGCGTGGCGCGACATAGCCTACTGCGTTGCTCAGACATTCTTTCTCATGTCTCCAACAGAAGCTGCTAAGTCATTCAATGTTTCTCGTTCCACTATCATCAATAGTGGAACGAGAAGTGACAACCTAATCGAGTGTCAGTTGCACGCTGAAACGCAATCGTATGTCGATATGTTATATCGGGTATACGATACGGCTATTGCGGGTTGAGCTTGATGTAACGCGTGTAGCGGTTGAGTTCGTCATTGAACGTCTTCATCCGCTGCACGCCCACATCTCCTAAGCTCAACACCTTTTCGATGAAGGCTGGATTTGGGACTGGCTTCTCCGATAGTCCGTTGAAGATCAGACTAATGCGGCGATCCCCGTATCCCATATCCTGCTGCTTCATAAGTCCAGCGGCTTCCCGAATCCCGAATCCTGATTTAGGAATGTTGAGGAATCCACGAAGTCCCTTGTAAACTTCTTCGTCAATACGAACGCGAGTCTCAACCCAATCTCTGGCGAGTCCCCTGACTTCGTCGTCAGACAGCGCACGCTGCGTCTTGAGTTGATTGATCCTGCCAGTCAGATCGTTCCGCTCCTTCTGCTTGTTGCGTAGGAACTTCGTCGCACTCTCCGTCACGTTGACTTCGCGTGGCTTGATCACATTGAACTCATCCAGTAGAATATGGAGTGGTGCATACTTATCATCAACAGCAAGTCCTTGGGCAGAATTGAAAGCTTCCCATGCTTTCTGTATCGTGCGCGGATTGAACGAGTTGTCGATAATGTAGCCTAACTTCTTAGCGTATTGCATGATGCCATCAGACTCATAGGCAATTGGTTGCTTTGTACTACGATCTTGATTGTTCCATACATCGAGCAATGCTCCAGTAAAGATCTGCGTATCAAGATAGGTACTGGATAAGGCTCCAGTAAAGTCAGTCATAGCCTTTGAATAGTTTCCTCTAGAGATCTGTTCAAGGCTACGCAAGATCGGATCAGCAACTAACGAGTAAGGATTAATGAACGTAAGGTCGCCTGACATCAGCTTCCCATCAAGCCATCTGTAGTAGAAGTATGTATTGTCCTTAGCAAACGATGGCATACCTTCACGGAGTGCATCATCCTCGTCGTCTCCGATTCCCATCCAGCGACGTATTGCTTCAGACGCTGCACCTGAGATGACAAATAAGACAGAGTTCATACCCCAAAAGCGTTTCTGCCCACGACTTCTGATGACTGGATTATCTGACTTCCGCTCTTTAGACGCGAGCTTGTAAGTGTTGAAGATGATCCGTGGCACTTCAGTCTTGTATCGCAAGAATGGAGCCACAAACATTCCGCCACTACGGACAGTCGCCTGAATAATTGCTGGAGCTTCTGAGTAACTCTGCGCTGTAGCGAGTACGTTGTCTGCTGCAAGACGCTTCATCTCATAGTCTGACAGTTTAGCGTAGAACGAATCCGTATTGCCAGCATCGAGGTCATGCTGCTTTGCTTTCTGGAATGTCTCAAGTTCATGGTGGAAGTATGCCATCTTGTAGAACCCATCGACTGCTCCCGACAATGCCTGAAGTCTATCAGTCAATGGCGCAGTTGCATCAGATGCCTTTCCGTAAACAGCTCCAGCTTTTTGCTTTACAGCTTGAAGCTTCTCCATAATCGAATTAGCTTCTTCCTTCAAACTCTCTGGAGTCTTACGACCTTTGAGAAGATCCTTAATAAGCGACGATTGCATCTCATTATTAAGTATGTTCAATGACACTAGCTCTGCTCTGTATGCATCGATGTCGTGCGGATCTTTCACAACTTGTCCGATAAGCTTCATGGATAGTCCCATTGATTTGAAGTTAACGAACCCTTGAGATGGGCCGAAGAACAACGTGTTACTCACAATGTTACGAAGATAGAATCCAATCGAACCCATCGTCTTAACACCTAAGGATAGTCCAGTAAGCTTGTTGAACAAGTTGGCTACTTCTTTAGTCGCAAACTGTGCAGCTGTCAGGTTGTCATCGATTACTGGCGGGCTATACATCTTACGCATCCCTTCGATGAGTTCAATCGGCCCGTACATATTGTATGTTGGATCGTATGTGCCGCCTAAGTCATCTGGAACAATCTCTTTAGAATCGGGAACGTATATCTTTCCAGTCCGAAGATTAGCGTAACGCTGTTGCGTCATAGGATCTTTCCTAATGAGTTCCTTCAACTGCTCTTCAGTATACAAGAATCCTTCTTCAACTGGTAGTCCGTCTTCGTCAATAGCTTGATTGCCCTCTGGATCTAATACTGGCTTTGAACTACCTACTGCAATCAAGTTGTTGTAGAACGACTGACGAGCAACCATTGTAGTAACTGTCGAGTAAGTATTCAGCAAGTTTGATACTGCCTCTGTGTCCTGACTATATTCACCTAGCAACGCACGGAGACGAGGATCAAGATTCGTTTTGTTCCTGAGGTTATCGATCAGAGATTTAGTAACGCCCTTCGCTAAGACTCCACGCTTACGGTTATACTCTGGATCATACGATTTGATATACTGAACCATCAACTGTGCGGGGATCTCAGGATGATCGTCTAGATAATCCTGAGCCTCGATCATAGCTTGCTGTTTCGTTAGTGCCTTCGACCCATCGATCTTAGACTGCTTAGTCGCGGCATTAACTCTGATGCTAGCTTCTTTCTTGATGTATCTTTCGCGGAAGTACTCCATTGCTTCGTCACGAATCTTGACGAATACCTCATCCTTAGATGTCAGGACTTTATCTACGTACCCTTCTTCAGAGAAGGTGCGGTAGGATCGAGTGAGGTAGATACCCATTCCCGCATCGAAGCGCACAGCAAGTGAACCTTTCAGTCCGTATTGCTCTTTCACTTTGCGGGAGAAAGCATCCGTAACCTTACGCATTTCAAGCAGAGCTGCCGCAAGCTCAGGAGAAGTGAGAGAGATCTTTTCCAGAGCAGCAGACTGCTTACGCAGGATCTCGTCACGTAGTCTAGCACGCTCTGCCGTAACCCGCTGCACAACAAGTCGCTGATGGACACTAGCAAGATACTCTTTAGAGGTAAGCTTCGCGCTGGTTTCAAGATTGAACTCTCCGTTCTTCACGCGCTGCTTTACTGTCGCAACATAGGTGCGGTATTCACTCTGGAACTTCTGCTTAAGCTCTTTATCAATCTGAATAAATTCAGTTGTTCCGACAGCGTCTGCAAGAAGATCGGATGGCGCATTAGCTTCGCTGCCATATGCTTCCTTGATCTGCTTAGTAATCTTGCTTGTGAGCGACATCCCCAATGCATCTGTAGCACGCTCGAAAGCTTGTTGATTCTTTTTGAGCTTGATGACCCGTTCATCGATATCGCCTTTGATGAGCTTACGCCATGTACTGGAAGCGTGTTGGTAGTTCCCGTTCTTGAATAGTGCTACGGGAAGTTCAAGTGTATCGAACAAGTACTTAAAGCGTTCTTCGATTTCCTCATCCGTCGTATCGGGATTGATATCCTTAGCTGTTGCAGCATAGCGGCGGCGGAGTACTTCGACGTTAGCTTCTGGAGAGCGTGGATCGAATGGACTATGGTTATCGACATTACGACCTCCAGATTGCATGAACTCAAGCTCGACCGCCATGCGATGAATCATCCCAGCAACTTCTGGATTATCTTTATTCAGGTTGTAGCGGGCGTACATCCGCTTGAAGACACCTTTGAAGTAGCGGAACATGATACGCATGAGTGACGGATCGCTCTCGTAGAATGCGATGTCTTCCTCCGTAGTGTAACCGCGAGTAATCTTCTGCTTCTCCATACGCAGCATCTCCCCGATAAGCTGGCGTTTGATCTCGCCATCCTCGTCGTTCTGAAGAGCTTCACGCAATTGACTACGGCGACTAGGATTAGCTGTGTACTCATCGACGATGTTGTAGAAGTCCTGATCGATGAACGAGTCTGCCAAACCGTTTAGTTCCTCCGTCGAGATCGCATAGAACTCTGCAACGTGATCAAGCTCTTCTCCGATAAGAGATTCAAGAATCGCCTTAGCGTTCAACGGATCACTGATAGTGGACTGCTGGTTTAGAAGTGCTTTGCCCATCGTCTCTCTGTTGATAAAGATTGCTGGATAAGTTTCTCCAGCATCGTTCTTCATCAGAGCCGCGACAATTGCATCCTCAGGACGATCCGCAAAGATTCCGTGTGCGTCTGCTTCAGCTTGCGTGTTGAAGACTTCGACGCTCACATCAGCAGGAATCAGTCCGCGAACTGCTTGATCGATCAGAGTGTCGATCACTTCCTTTTGTTCAGCAGTAGTCTCGATATCCTCAGAGATCGATCCGAAGTTTGCGAAGCGTGTTTGCTGTTGCGATTCTGAAACCTTCTCAACTACAGGAATAATCCTACGACTGACTCCGACACTAATAGCTTCTTGAATACCTCTATCAATGTAGTCACGACTTGTTCTAGCCATATCGCTGTTGCCAATTTCAGTGAAGTCAGTAAGCGCAGCAAGTGCTGTGTCGAACTCACTCTTTGGTTTAATGCCAAAGGCACTCAAGATTGCATCATAGATACGAGCGAAGAAGTTTTTGCCCTTAGTCTTAGGATCTTGCAGGAACTTCAGGCTATTCTGGAAGTCTGACGAAGAGAAGTACGTCGCAACGAACTCTTCAAAGTTCTCTGTAGCAAGCTCGAAAGCAACGCTACGCCTGCCAGTCAAACGGGAATCTTCTGCATACGCTGCTTTAGTAAGCTCATAAAGTCCTTTAAGTCTTGCCTTTGCCGTGCGCTGCGATGGTGTGAGTGACGCATCAGGTCTATTAAGAAGATCAACAGTGAATGCGTGAACGTACTCATGTAGCAGAACTGACTCTACGCCATTGCCATAATAGCCTGCAAGATTGACTGAGACACGACCTCCGCCCGATTCAAACGGAATGAAATTTCCAGCTTCGTTGTTGTTAATATCCGTGATAACAAACTGAATGTTGCGAATAATGTCTGGATTTTTCAACAAGAGTTTAGCAATGGCTTTATGGTTCTTATCCTTGCCACTCTTAGCAATAAGATTCAAAGCAGAAATAACGGACTCGACGTTTCCAGATTCAAGACTAAGTCTCTCGACTTCTTGATTGTTCTTGTTGCGGTAGAAGGTGCGGTACTTATCAGAGATAAACGAAGGCGCAGCGTAGCTACGCTGACCGATACGTGCAGCAACAACAGTTGATGCGGCTTCTCCTGAGTCCATTCCCGTTGAAATCAGTTCTTTAATGGCGCGGCTTTCTTGCCGCATGAACTTGATTTCAGCTTCGTTAAAGCCCAACCTAAGCATCCGCTCTTGTAAACCCTTATCCCATTGCTTTTTAAATTGGTGCTGGAATACTCCAGAAGATTCAAAGGCGTCGTAAACAGTTCTAGCTGTAGCATTAGACTCTTTAAAGTTATCTAAGAACTGTCTACGGAATGTGTGAGAGTCTACTACTGAGAACCTATTCCCAGCTGGGGATGCCCATTGGGCAATAGAGTTAAAGACATCTACGGGCATCATAGAGTCAACAAGTTCTGGATTACTTTTAAACGCCGTCTGTTTAGCAAGTCGCTTAATAGCCCGCGCAGCTTCACGATCCCTTCTAAGGATCGCGTAAGCGTCTTGAATTATTCCAACATTAACTTTGGTTAATTCCTCTGCGTTATTAGTAGTATGGAGATACATACTTGTAGCTTCATCGTACCCATACACGTCTTTAAGTGCTGCTTCAAATTCATTTTCTGTAAGGTCTGACTTAACTAGTCTGCTGTAAGCATCTGCTTGCGCGTTATCTCTTGACTCTCTATCGTATGTGAGACGATCTTTAATGCGATCTCTGATCCTACTTACAATTGATGGCACATTTGGAAAATTCCCATTACTATCCGCGTGTGCGATATTATCATTGATAGTATTTAATAAGAACTGATCAACAACTTTATTTGCCCACTGAGGATCTAGAGTACGAACGGCGTTCTTCTTAGTGGATATTAAAATTTGAGGCTTTATTTCACCCGATTTAAATCCGAAAGTGTACAGGAAGCTCGCTTTGTTTTCTTCCTCTGACGTAACTTTTAGATCTTGATCTAGTTTAGCGTCAGAAGGAACTGAAAGACTATTGAGCAAGATTGATCTAGCTTGTTCAATTCCTTCGGGCTTAATTGAATAAGTAGATCCGTTTCGCACTAGAAGATCTGATGCTTGTAAAGATTGTACAATATGTCCATATGTTAAAGCTCTAGTGAACTCTGGAATAACTTCCATCATGAAGTTGAGCTTAACTTCTTGAACTTCATCAGAACGAAGTTTAAGTCGATCTAAGTTTGCAAGCTTAAATAGTTTCTTTGATGCTCCAATATTCTTCATGTATAGTGTATTATCACTACCCACGTTCTGCGTAATTGTAGAGTACACATTACCAAAGAAATTGGTAGCATTAATAATGGCTTCAGCAAGTGAGAATTCTTTAGCATCTGAAGTCTCTGTAATATCATTGAGGTTTCTATTTACGGTCACTTTACTTTCAACAGAAGACTTAAATCCAGCAAGTAAATCAAAACCGTCTGCAATAGTTTTTGCTACCTTATTTTCTGTTGGCTTACTTTTATCTTTGTGTACAATAGAAATCTTTTCGAGAGGATTTGAAGGACTAGGAAACTGTACGTCGTAGATTACTCTCGACTGTTCATCAAATTTAATCGCCTTATTTACAGCTCCATTAAAATTTTGTGGTACTTTAATTGGGATTTTTGACTTTAGAATATGCGCGACAGTGAACGGATTATTGTCAAATACACCGACACGCACTCCGCCGTCTCTAAAGATATTATAACGAAGGCTCACTTCCTGTTCGTAGTTTCCAGTAAACGGATTAAACCAACTGAGCTTAGGTGTCTTCTTTGACTCCATAAGTTCTGTTGGAATACCGTACAACTCAACTACTTCAGCTAAAGAAAGTAGTGGGTACTTAGCAAAAGTACGCGTCGCCAACATATTCGATAGCTCATTGTAATCGATAGCGTCACTGTAGTTAGCAGGCATCCCAAATGCTGCGCTCTTCTTAAAGCGGACGACTGCGCCTTCATCAGAAAGGTAATCAAGAACTTTAGGAATTTGTTCATTGGCAACTTGTACAGCAACGGACGCACCCCTTACACGTTCTTCATCCGCGATCCTAAGCTTTTCAATACGTACTCTCTCAGTTTCAGCTTTAGCTTCCGCCTTAGCTTGAGCTGCTAATGCTTTAGCGTCACTTGGAACTTTAGGAGCTTTAGGTTCCTTAGGAGCTTTGGGTTCCTTAGGAGCTTTGGGTTCCTTAGGAGCTTTAGGTTCCTTAGGAGCTTTAGGTTCCTTAGGAGCTTTGGGTTCCTCAGTAGCTTTAGCTTCTTCTACTGCAACTGTCCGCAGACGCTCTGCAACAGCAGAAGCTTGAAACGGATCAACGTCGTTCTGAGAGGATAGCCGCTCACGAATTCGTTTGTCAGCAGCTTCAAGAGTTAAGCCTCGTCTAACGAGTGCCTGAACTGCTTCGTTATATTCCTGCCTTGTAAACGAAAGCGAGTCATCGGGTTGGCTTTGGATCGAGTACTTAAGATTCTTATCCGCTTCTGATTGAGGAAAGATTAAGTTGGGATCTAAAAGTGGGCTTTCGACAATAGCAATAGGAGAAGAGATTTGATCAAGTAAGTCTGGAAGAACTTGTTCGGAAGTCTCAAGATAAGCTCCTTGAACTGCGGCACGAAACTCTTCTGGAGAAATGTCACGAAGTCTTTTGATAATCTCGTCGGCTCTACTATCAGCAAGAGGCTGAATCTTGAGTTCGTTGATTGGGATGGAAAGAACATCGGGAGTAGCATCAGCATTGCCAGCCTCTACTTCCGCCATCGTAGTATTATCGTCACCGATTTTAACGTATGCAATCGGCCCGTTCTCAGATTCGGCGACGCCAATAACTGTGCCAGAATAGAATCCTTTGCTAGTGCGGCCTGATGCAACTTGTCCAATAAGCGGGTTTACCTCTTCTTGTTCTGGTGCAACTTCTGCCGTATCAGTACGGGGACTCTGTGCAACAGAAGAAGTAGCGAAAGGCTTCTTGATTGCGCCTGTGAGATTAGCATCTTCGATTGGCTTCTTTGATTCGGCAATACGATCAAGCACACTTTTGATATTGCTGCGAAGCTTATCAACTGTGTCGGGCATCGCGTTGGCTGTCGGTGCAAGATCACGATTAGTCGCCAGTACGTGTGGATGCTCTGGATTTCCAGAAGATACTTTGACAATGTTGAGCTTACGGATATCTCCAACAGTCTGGTTTAGATAATCTGCAACAGCTCGCAGATCTTCAGATCCATAGAAATTATTGATGTCTTTTCCTGAAGTTTTATTGAACCATCCATCTGAGCCAATGCCAAAGATCGGATACCACTTGCCTACAGCAACGTCAGCTTTGCCGCCATATCCAGTACTGATGTAGAACGGCACACGAATGCCATTGATAGACGCAAGCACTAACGGTCTTCCAGAATAGTTCAGCACTCTAGCTTCACCAGACTGCTCTTCAAGAGGTCCGCCAGTTACTGTAGCGTACTTAGTAATGTATGGCGCAGAATCAAAAGTAACTTTGTTGCCGTTGATATCTGCCGCTTGTGCCAAGAAAGATTCAAGCTGCTCAGGATTACTGAAAGACGCTGGCGTAGTTGGCGCAGCTGGTGCGGGAGTTGCTGCGTTAGCCTGTGGTTTAATGCTTCCAGTTCCGATTAGTCCGACAGCGTTTCTTGCACCAGCAACGGCAGTAGTAGAAGTTTCTTCTGGCTTATTAGCCATTGCATTCAGCTGGTCTAGTGTAACAAACTCATCTGAGTTCGCAGCAGCGGCAGCGGGATTAGCCGCAGCTGGCTTTGCAGCAGCTGGAGCAGTAGCTTTTTGTTGTGGTGCAAAGATGCGCTTCTCGATTGCTTCAGCCGTAAGTGGACTACCAGCAGCACGTAAGTTTTCAGCAATCTGATTTACGACAGAAGACTTTGCAGCATCTCGACTCTCAGCATCGATCTCTCCGCCTCTCGCGAATTTGCCCAACGTCGCACGGAAAGCTCCAGTTGCTCCACCGAATACGCCGCCGTATACCGCAGCCATTCCTGACTGTTTAAGACGCTCAAGTATCGGACGATCCTGATCCGTGAATCCTGTTTCAACAAACCCGTTGATGAAATCTTGCACGCCTTCTTCAACTGCTTCGTCAGCAAAGTTCTTTGCGACACCCATTGTGGCAGAAGTCTTGAACAAGTTCTTATAGCCAGCCTTAACTGTATTAGCTACGACTTTATTAAAAATCTGATTTGCGGCATCAGACTCAAGTTCTCCAGCAGGGAAGTTAATTCCTTTGATCTTTGAGAGAACAGCTTTCATCTGGCGCGGAGTTGCTCCGCCCAACATGAAGTCTTCTAGACCTCCGTGTCCCAACATCGAGAAGCCGACAGTAGTCGCTCCAGTGATTGTCGCGGCAATCATTCCGCCAGCTAAAGCTCTGTCATGTCTTTCCTGCTCAGTCATCTTCTTACCTTCAGGGGAGTCCTGTAGGACAGAGTAGATATTTGCATAGGTGCTGCCACCTTCACGGGTAGCCGCAGGGACGAACATTGCTGAACGAATCAGGTACTTATTTGCAGTAGTCTCCGCATAGGCTTTAATGGCAGTAGCGGCACTTTGTTCTATCGTTTGCGTAGCCGTCGCTTTTACAAGACCTTTTGTAACGAGTCGAGCTGCGGCATCTGCTGCCGTTTCAGTTGCTGCTCTAGCGAGTGCGCCCCTTGCAATCCCAGTAACGATTCCCTTTGCAGTTAAGCGTGCGCCAGCATAAGCTGCTCCGCCGATTCCTCCAGCTTCCGTTAGCAAAGCAGTTATTACTCCATCAGTTACAACTGGAGCGATCATCTCTCCAAAGGTAGTAGTAACTCCAAAGTCTTTTCCAAAGATGTTTGCGAGTGTCCTGCGCGAAGCTCTTTTTCGCTGCGATTCTAGCAGTGCATCTATGCTTTCTTTGTCCTTTGCAACAGCTCCCACAGTATGATAGATATCAGCAAATCCATCATATATAGATGAGCCAATAGCTCCGACAATCTCATTCTTAAAATAGTTATAGTCATGTGTATTTAAGAATTGGTCTAAAATTTCAGACTTCTTTTTATTCTGCGCAAAGCCAGTCTGTACAGCATTTGTCCACTCGTCTGAAAGATACGTGTCTTTAAATACTTGCCCGTAGGTATCGAAAGATGATTCGAGTTTAGACTGACGTGTAGTTTTAAAACTGTTTCGTTGATCATCCGTTAAATTTGGATCGGACAGCATACTATCAAATATGTCTTGCTTGATCATTGCGTCACGATGCATGACAGGGGAGCCATATCCAAAATAGTGGATGTTCTTCGTAACTTCTTCCCCTTCACGCAGTTTAAGTTTTGCAGAGTCAGCTGCTATAGACCCACTCACATATTCTAAAGCAGCACGCTTATCAGCATCAGGGAGATTAGCCATTTCTGGATTCTTCTCATCTAAACTATCGATCAGTGTTTTATAATGAAAATCAATATCTCTTAATGCAGCTGTCTTTCCATTATCAATGTCACCAATATCGTCAGCTAATTTTAAAGCACCCTTCTTGAATGCTTCATCATTTTGGATAAGTGTAAAAGCCGCAACAGCTGCTTTATCGTAGTTTTGTAATTGAAACTTAGGAACAGTAGAACCTGTAGGAATCGTATATGCATCTTGAATAGCAAGAGCGTCGTCGGCACTAAGAAACCCCATTCGTTTGCCTTGCTGATAGGCATCATAAGGAGTCATATTCTTCGCAAGATCTCCGCCGACATAACGCGTGTCGCCTTTAGCATCTTTGATTTTAGCAAAAGGAATAGTACCTTCGCTGAGTAACTTCATCTGCACCTTATCATAATTGGCGTCAGTAGCCGCTTTAGCTTTAGCTTCAAGCTCTGGCATCGCTGCCTGATAAGTTTCAAGATCTGGTCCTTCGATCTTGCCCGCATCAAGATTCTTCTTAGTGATGTAGAAGCGACGCATATCGTCGTAGCCAGCATCCTGTTCATTAGTGTTGCCGAAGACGTAATCAAACTTTCGTTCAAAGGGAACGTCTGTAGGGGCAAACTGTTTATCGATGTCCTCTTTGCTCAACCCCAAAATAGGATCAGATAGTGAAGCATATCGCGCTTCATCTACTGTCTTATTAATATCTCCATCAAGTTTGCCCTCTTTAAAGTAAGAGTCTTTGACGTATTCAGAATACTTATTACGCTTTTCTAGTTCATCGCTAACATTGTTTGAAAGCGACCATTGGTCGATTGATTGAAGCTCAGGCATAGCTGGTGCTGGTTGGGGTATGTAGTTTAGGTTAGTCTATTTAGGAGTATTTACTTTAAAACCGCTAAAAATTTTATCTTGTTCTGGAAGAGGAGTAGAAGTTTGATACGGGACTGGAGTGCCGTAAGGGACTCCAGCTGAACGGCGATAGATTACTGTCTCTTGTTCGTCGAGTTTAGATCCTAACGCCTTATAAAGATCTAAATCATTTTGGTATTGGCTTTCGATCTCTTTTTGATCCTTGCCTGTGAGCATTGCTAAGTTACGGACGTAAGAACTACGCTGTGAAGGCTTATACAACTTGCCGCCTTCTGGCAAAGGAGGCTGCGGAACATTTGTCTGATTTTTAGTTTCGCTGCCTAAAGTTGTATTTTGCCAATTTTGTTCAGCTGGCCCAATATATTCAGGAGAATTATACTGTGAGCGCATATCCTTAATGAAGTCTGACTGAATCTTAAGTCCTACTTCAGTACGCTCAGCTTCAGCCTTTGACTTGTTCTCTTCCGCAGCTTTCTTATTCGCGTAGTCTACAAGCTTAAGGCGAGCGGCATCAGGACTCACGATACCTGATGCAAGATCGTTTGCCATCTGTGGATCATACGGAGTAAGCTGCTGGACTAGATTGTAGTTCATGCTCTTCGCTTCACGTTCGTCAGAAGCAAGCGCAGAAGCACGCGCTTTGTACGCGTCAAGGGTAGCTGCTCCAATAGCTGTCTTGAATAGCAAAGGATTTTTAGCTTGAAGCTTTGTAATATCGATGAGCAGATCTGTCGGCTTTGTGCCAGAATCAAACTTCTCGTCAAGCATACTCGTAAACTCACCCATCTTATTTGCCGCATCACGTTCCTGTTGCAGCTTTAAGGATTCAGACTGGTAGTCAGTCATGGCCCGTTGGAATGAAAGCTGTTCAGTGGCAGACTTAGATAAAGCTGAAAGAGTATCGTTCTGAGCTTTCAGGAAAGGAGAAACTTCTGCGACATACTTCTGAGACAGATAAGATTTTTCACGATCTGAAAGTCGGCTGGACGAAAGATCTGAAAAATAACTGCTCTTCATAGGAGCAATATCACTAGCATAGTCAAAAGTAGCCATAAGTTATCGAGGAGTTGGGACAGGACTAAGAGTACCATTCTTCCTTAAAGCCTCAATCTGTGCCCTGATAAATTCATTGGTAAGCCTGTTCTGCTCTTCAAGTTGGGCTTGATACTGCATGGCTGCACTAGTAGCTGCTCCATCTTGTTTGTCTCGCTCTGCTTGATATCCTTCGCTTTTAAGAACTGGCTCTTTAAGTCCAGTAGCTCCAGCAGTTTTAGCAAGATCATTTGCAGCACCACCGAAGCCTTGTCTTTTAAGGCGTCTAGCCATACGCAAGGCTTTACCCGTATCTGATTCAAGGGCCGTAGCGGGCATACTAGTTGCTGTTGACGTACCCATACGTGCGCCTTGCATCGCGTCGTAACGATCAAGCAAGCGGGTAGTCGGTCCTTGCGAATTGGATGGGTTCAAGTTTGGTCCGCCGAATGCTCCACTATCTTTTGACCTTTGACGGGCTGCGGCTTCGTCGGCATCGAAGATAGATCGCACAGGTTTTGCCGTAGCAAGTGGCATAGCAGGGAGCGGTTTGAACTTTTCTTCTTCATCAGGAAATAATCTCCCGCTAGTCGTAGCAAATTTCCCGTTAACAATCGTCGAAGCCATTCGCAGAATTTACGGCAACACGCTCAATTTGTCAACACATTAGCAATACATGCGTTCGACTGAACACCGCCTATCCTAAATAGGCGGGATTCGTCAATTATTTTCTCCTATACAATATAAAAAGTCTTATTTAGAAGTACTTCACTAATGTGTCGGACACATTAGTGAAGTACTTCTAAATAAGACTTTTTAACTTACAAAACGCTAATCCAACAAAGCCGTCTCCGAATTGCTGAGTGCGCCGCTCAATGACTTGAAAGAGTTTGGCGGCTTCCTGAATCCTGCTTCCGTCGAATCGTTCGGTGGTTCCATTGCCACCATCCCCAAACGCTGACGGGCGCAGTCCAGTGCAAGGAAGGCGGCATCTGCTAAGTCGGGCGACCTTCCGAAGCGGGACTTGAACTCTGGCTTTGATTCGATCTTCACTTTTAGTGAGCCAGTCTTGACTAGTTCGTAGTTCCTGCTTGTGATTTCCTGTGCCAGATCGGCGGAGATTCCGAATAACTGCTTCGTCCGCATGAGTTCCTTACCCACGAACCACAATTCAGATACACGGTTCACGTAGAGTTCCTCGCCAGTAAGCTTGCTGTTCGCGCTGACACGCTTGTCAGAGGGCTTGCCGCCGAAACTGACACGGAATATCGATGGCGACCACTCGCCTGCCAGAACGTCACAGAAGGGTGCGCCTGCGCCCGTAGCATCGACTGCAAGATTCTCAGGCAAGATGTTCCTACGCTGGCAGTGCTCCTTGACTTGCCTCACAATCTGGTACGTTCGCGGAATCGCCTTGTTCGTCGCGTCGTCGTTCAGTAGGATCGCCTCTCCGAATTCAAAGACGTAATGCCCCGTCGTGTCGTAGCCTACTGTAGCAGTATACAGGATCGTCCTATCTCCTCCGTTCGTAAACGCAGGATCGAGTCCCGCAACAATCGTCGGCTTGCCAGCCCATTCGACTTTGTTCATTGCCTTGCTGGAAGTCAGCTCAACTTCGCTGTAAATCCCTTGCGTCTCGTCGCTATCAAAGAAGATTGCGCGAATCATCCGCAAGTAGCCTCTGGACTCCGCGCCCAACAAAGCCCTGTCCTCAATCAGCTTTTCCTCTGTGGGGAGCCAAGGATACAGGACTTCTCCAGCCAGAATGTTGGGAGAACGCTCGCCGTCCAGCCGTAAGTAGAAGCCACCCCACTTCGTTTTCCAGTTATCTGCCGTATTAGTATCTACAGAGTCCCATCCGCGAAGTGGCTCAGACCAGATTCCGAAAGCGTCGAAGCGACTATTCGGGTTGCTCATACCGATCATCTGGAACTCTGGATTCTTTGACAAGTTGGTAAGACCCGCATTTAGAATTGCTTCCGAAATTTCAGAAAGCTCGTCTCCGATTACGATGACCCGTTTCTGCTTGATACCGATGAACTTGCCAACTGCTTCCCGTGTCTTGCTCTTTTCAGCCGCAATCAGGGACAGTCCAGCCCGTTCGATCAAATCGCCGTTCTCATTGATGTACGCTACGTTTCCAATTGAATCCCGAATCTTGCACGGTGCGTTGGGAATCACTGTCAGTAAGCTGATTACGGAACCCCAAATCCGTTTACGGGCTTCACGTAACGTCGTAGAGGTCATCAGGACGAGCGTGTCTTTTGGCTGAGATAGCCAGTTGATGATTGCCCACGCTGCCATTGTGTGGGATTTTCCGCTTGATGCCGATCCTCCGATTGCCAGATACTTGTTGCCAATAGCGGCACGCACCATTTCTTCAGCCCACGGATGGCGTACCATCAATTTTTCTGGAAGATCCTCGTTGTTCCAAAGCTCATCACAGCAACGCCAGAAGTAAAACTCCTTTGCCCTACTGTTCGTATGATTAGCAAATCCGTAGAGCAAAGCAGTCAAAAGACTCGTCGGAGGGATCAACAAACCGCCAATATCCATCTTCCTTGTTGTCGGGTCAATACGTGGCTCCAGCAACTTTTTTGTTTTTTCTGACGAAACACTCATTTTTTTCTTGCCCACTTACCTTATTTCATTTAAACATCTTGTCAACAACTAATGGACGAAGAACAAGATATGGATAATCCGCTCTTAACAAGAGCGTTGGAGATGTACGCGAAGGACTACAAAATCAAAACCATTGCAAAAGAACTCAATGTCCATGCAGGAACGATTCGTCGTTGGTTCAAGAAGATCGGGATTCCCGCGAGGAAAAACGGTTTTGCACAACCTAAAAAGGTTCTTCCAGTTGATATTCCGCTTGATCCTCTTGCTGACGATCTGGAAGAAAACCTCGATAACTTCACGGATCAAGCTATACGGGTGGCAAAGCACGAAGCCCGAATAGCGGAAGACAGTGCCTTGATCGAGATCGCTGAATCGCAGTCAACGCCAGCAGATAAGTACCAGCACTACATTGCTGCTGCTGGAATCAAGCTCCTGCGCGACTCAATGAAGAACCTTAAAGGTCCAAAGACTGTGCGGGAACTCAGCGAACTTGACCAGTTGATCCGACGTAATTTGGGTCTGAACTCAAAGAGTGGCGGCGGTCAAAGTAAAATGCACATTGACATTTCAATTCTCAATAATACAAAAGCTGATCGTGGAGACGGCAGCGTCAAAAAAATGAAACAGACCATCATCGATATTGAACCAGAATAATATGTTTAAGAACAAAATTGCAGAACTAAATGCTAGAGCCTTAGTTAGGAAAGAACTTCCAGACGGAGATTTTACCTTTGAAATTAAAACCTTAGCGGGAATCTTTTACCGTGTGTTCCCGTACAATGGGCGCGAAGTTTGTTATCTCGAATCACTGAGTAAAGGAACAACGATGTTTGCTCCTGAATCAGGAGACGGGCTTCTTGTACGGGCAGATGTAATCAATTACGTTTCAGAGAACTGATGTATCACAAATTCAATCAAGAGAATAAGGATCTGATCTTAAAGCTTTCCGCAGAAGAGTTCAGCTGCACAGTAGATGGTATCCTCGCAGTTGACAGATCAAACCGTCCGTCAAATGCAAGACACGTTTCGATGGCAATCATGAAAGCATTGCTTAAATGTACTCTCACAGAAGTAGCTGCGGTATTTGGCAAGCACTACACTACTGTGATACACGCGAAGAAGCGTGTTGATGAAGACATGCAATTAAAGAACTCTGCTTTAGTCGTCATTAGAAAATTTAAAGAGCAGATAACTGAAGAATGATCGTAGGCATCGACAATGGACTCGACGGCGGATTATGTGCGATCTCAAAGCACGACGGATCGATCATCGACAAGTTAGCGATGCCAACTTTCCAACGCGCTGGAAAGCGTGAAGTAGATTCAAAGGCGATCTACAACTGGATCTGCGACCTGAATACTGAATCCTTGATCGCGATTGAGGAGCCGTTGAAACACGCGAAGTCTTCGCAAGCTATGCGCTCGATGGGCATTTCGTTCGGGAAGATCATGGGGGTGTGTGAGTCCCGCGATCTCAAAGTCAAGCCGATTCAAGTACTGGACTGGCAGAAGAAGATGTTGGGCAAAGTGCCAAAGTCCCAAACAAAAGTTTTCGCTTTGCGGAAAGCAAACGAACTCGCGCCCGACGAAGACTGGCGCAAGAACGAACGATGCACTGTTCCACATGACGGAATCATCGACGCCTTTTTGATCGCAAGATTCGTGCTAGAAAATTCTTGAATTTTTTTCTTGTGGTTCTGGCGCGAATGAAGTAAGAGCTTGTTCCGAATGAAAACACTATTCCCAAAACAAAAAGAAGCCAAAGAGTTTTTCCAAGAGCGTATCCGCTGCGGCGGCAGCACGCTCGACAGTTCAAGCGTAGGCACTGGCAAGACTGTCGTAGCTGTCCATCTGGTGAAAGATCTTGACCGCCCGTTCGCCGTGATCTGTCCAAAGGCCGTTGTTCCCTCATGGGAGCGCGAATGCGAAGCGCACGGCGTGAAGCCATTGTTCGTCCTGAACTACGAGAAACTTCGCGGAGGCAAGACGAAGTGGATGGCAAAGGCTGGAAAGAAGATCATGCGTTGGTCTTTGCCAGAAGGCACTGTCGTACTCGTAGACGAGATCCACAAAGCCAAAGGACCGTACACGCTTAACGCGCAGCTTGTCGTGTCTCTCGTACAGCAGGGATATGCGGTACATGGAATGTCTGCCACTGCCGCTGAAGACCCTACGGAGATGCGTCCGTTGGGATATGCGCTGGAACTGCACTCGCTCAACAAGCCAGAAGGAAATCTAAAGAGTTGGTTCTCATGGATGATGATGAATGGATGCTATCAAGATACGTGGGGTAGTTGGAAGTTGAGCAATAAACAAAAGCTTGTCGAACTGAATAAGCAGATTTACGGAGTCAGCGGACACAAGCTCACGCCAAAAGACTTTCCTGATTCCTTCCGCGAGAATCGTGTGTTCGTAGAGCCGACGCAGTTCTCCGACTGGAAGAAGATTGATAAGGCTTACACCGATTTGGGCATCACGCCAGCGATCATCGAAGAGTTTATCGAGTTGGGCAGCGTATCAAATAGCGAACACGTACTCGTCAACATCCTCAAAGCTCGCCAGCTTGCCGAATCGTTTAAGGCTCCCGATCTTGCGGAGATCGCTGAAGAATACGTCAACGGCGGGAACAGCGTCGTGATCTTTGTGAACTTCTCCGACACAGTAGACGCGCTCTGCTCTAAGCTCCGTTGCCGTAAGATTGACGGTCGGCAAACAGCAGCAGAACGCCAGCTTGCTATCGACCGCTTTCAGGCTGACGATGATCATTGTCTTGTCGTCAATATCGCCGCTGGAGGCACTGGCTTGTCACTGCACGATGTCAACGGAAACCGTCCACGCATCTCGTTGATCTCGCCGACATTCAACGCAAAGGACTACTTGCAAGTATTGGGCCGAATCCATCGCAACGGAGCGAAGACAGATGCACTACAGAAAGTGCTAGTCGCCGCTGGTTCCATCGAAGAAACAGTCATGAAGGCGATCAACGCGAAGACTGCCAATATGCAAGCCCTACATGGATCATGAAAATAAAATCACGAATTATGAAAATTTTTCTTGCCGCCGTAATTTTGCGGTATACTGTCAGGGAAATTCTTAACACGTACTTAACAAAATGAGCTTTGGAACTGGAGCAGGAAAAGGGGATTTGCCACGCGCCGTAAAGGGCGAAGCATTCCGTGCCGCATACGACAGCATCAAGAAACCTGAATCGTTGGACTTGCTTCTGGCACAGTTCGATGATGCTATGAACAATAGAAACTCTGCGCTTGTTGAAGAGCTGCACGCGCAAATTAAAGCCCATCCTTATTACAGAGGAAAACCGTAAACTAAACAGCGGTGGACTTGATCGAAGTCGCCCTGACCGATAAACAGGGAAACGTGCGTCGCTAACCGCACTCGCTGACCAATTTTATGAGAGAACAATACTACTACTACGACGAAAACGGAAGACTTAGACTAAGCCGCTAAACAAAAACACTATGGATACTACAAACATACCGAAGACGCTACCAATTAAATGCTCCGCTGACGACTACGAAGCTATTATTGGTTGGATGTCTAAGCAACCACGACATGAACTTGACGGGTGTGTAAACAGTACGGTTCGTTGGTCTTACTATATTTGCGATGAAGGGATCTTCTCAACTATTAAAGTAACGGATAACGGAACAAAAGAAGTCTTTGCCGTCCCTTTAGGTGATCCTGAGAACTGGTAATAAACAAAAACTACAATGAAAGAAGTAATAACCTTTGGCCTAATCTGGATCTTCGCTGCATTGGTTACGGCTACTCTATGGCACGCAGCAGTTGGAGGAAACGATGACGATAACTACCCACCAAAATTATGAACACACTAGAATTCAAACCATTCCCGAAAATGGCTCGCCTTCGCCGCGACTGCCTCATCACTGAAAAAATCGACGGCACAAACGCCAGCATTTACATTGGCCCTTACATTTCTGGAGATGCACAGTGCATTGGAATCCAGTACACAGAAAATGTTCCTTTGGGAATGTGGGTTGGTAGCCGCAACCGTTGGATTACCTTAGCAGACGACAACTTTGGTTTTGCTAGATGGGCATACGACCATACGTCAGAACTATTCGGCTTAGGCGAAGGCCACCATTTTGGAGAATGGTGGGGCAGCGGCATTCAACGCGGCTACGGGTTTAAGAACGGCGAGCGTTTCTTCAGCCTTTTCAATGCAGCCCGTTGGGTTGAGCATGACCAACCAACATATCGAATTGAGCAGGATAATCCCAAAGCAATGCCAAAATTTACGGAAAACGCGCCAGCTTGCTGCAAAGTGGTTCCTGTACTGTATGATGGAATATTCAGCACTCTTACCGCAAGAGGTGAATTAAACCGACTTGCGTTTTGGGGTAGCATAGCCTCACCAGAATACATGAATCCTGAAGGAATCGTGGTATACCACAAAGCTGCTCGCGTTGGATTTAAGATGACAATTGATGACGACGATAAACCGAAAGGCAAACAATGAACACACAATACAACGACCCCAAAGGCGCAGCAGGTGCACTGAAAACGCCATTAGGCTTAATCCCATCCTACGCAATGGAACAAACTGCGTGGGTACACAAGTTTGGCGCAGAGCGTTACGGTGCATACAACTGGCGCAAAACTGGCGTTTGTGCCAGCACTTACGTCAACGCTATTCTGCGACACCTTAACGCATGGCGTGACGGCGAAACACTCGATCCTGAATCTGGCATCAGTCATCTGGCACACGTTGCCTGTAGCTGTAACATTTTACTTGATGCAGGATTCTGTGGCACGTTACAGGATGATCGGAACACTACGCCGCCTAATACGGCTGTAAGTAAAATGGATAAGCCTATGCCGATTCAGCACACAGAGTATAGGTTTCTTGAGGTAGGAGAGATGGTACAGGAAGGTGACGAGTATTACGGTGGCGATAAGTGGTACGTCACAAACTATAATCCAGCTTGGAAGTGTACAGCAGCGGCATCAAATGTTTACCGCCGCAAAGTCAAGCCTATTGGAGAACCAATCCAGCACACAGAGTACAGGCTTCTTGAAGTGGGGGAGATGGTACAGGAAGGTGACGAATGCTATTGCGGTTTTTTTAGAAATTGGAGGGCTACTGACAATTACGGAGAATTAGTTTGTAATGGTGGTTTAGCGTACCGCCGCAAAGTCGAGCCTATTGAAGAGCCTATTGAAGAGCCTATTCATATTGGAATAGGATATAGGCTTCTTGAAGTAGGAGAGATCATACAAGAAGGTGACGAGTTCTATGCTGAATCAGCAGATGAATGGTTCTTTACACATGTTGGACATGTGTCGATTCATAATACTGGTGAGGCAAAGTACCGCCGCAAAGTAGGAGCGAATGAGCCTCACCTTTGCACGTGTGGCAGAATCAAGATCAACCACTTCATGTTGGGCTTAATCTGCGAAGACTGCAACCTTCAATGGCAAGATCCCTATTGATTTTACTGCACACTAAAACCACTAATTTTACTGACCAATGAGAATACCAGATCCCATTAAGATTAAAGGCCATTACGGCACGCACACCTGTACAGCGATC